CAACGCGAGACTGCGTAAAGATGGTCAAAGAATCGGTATTCGATTCCTTCTATCGTGACGTTTATCATGTTGCGCCTCGTTTGGTGGTTATGGAATCTTCATTCTAACATATATTCCGGAGAAACGCCTTGAGTAATTCACTTTTGACAATTGATATGATAACGAGGAAGTCTCTCGAGATTCTCGAGAACAACCTAGTTATCTCCCGCAACGTAAACAAGGAGTATGACGACAGCTTCGCCGTTGAAGGTGCCAAGATTGGTTCCACGCTGCGTATCCGGTTGCCGGATCGTGCGCTGGTCACTGATGGCGCTGCCCTGCAAGTTCAGGACGACAACGAGCAGTACACGACCCTCACGGTTTCCTCGCAAAAGCACATCGGCATCAACTTTACTTCTGCCGAACTGACGATGCAGTTGGATGACTTTGCCGAACGTGTGCTGAAGCCGCGTATTTCTCAACTGGCTTCCTCGGTTGATAACGACGTTGCCAACGCTTACAAAAGCATCTATTCTCAGTCGGTACGCCTGGAACCGTTCCAGCAACCTCGCTGGTGCTGCTTCAGGCCAACCAAAAGCTGAACGAATACGCTGCTCCGCTGAACCCGCGCTATGCAACGGTTAACCCCGCTGCCAACGCTGGATTGGTCGAAGGCATGAAAGGCTTTTTCAACCCGACCGGCACGATTTCGAGCCAGTTCAAGTCCGGCATGATGGGCTCGAACGTGTTGGGCTACGATGAAGTCAACATGTCGCAGTCCATTGTCAGCCACACGACCGGAAGCCTGCCGGTAGCGCCTATTTGCGCGTCTAGCGTTCCTTCGACGCAAGGTGCTACGACGCTGGATATTACCTACACCAGCGGAACCAAGACGATCAAGCAAGGCGATGTATTCACCATTGCCAGCGTCTACAGTGTGAACCCGCAAACGCGCCAATCCACCGGCAGCTTGCAACAGTTCGTAGTGACCGCAGACCAGACCTTGACCAGCACCTCTGCGACTATTGCATTCTCGCCAGCCATGTACACGGCGACAAATGCCTTGGCGACGGTCGATGCGTTTCCTGTTTCCTCAGCTGTGCTGACGTTTTTGGGGACTGGGTCAACTGTGTACCCGCAAAACTTGGTTTATCACAAGAATGCGATAACGCTGGCCACCGCTGACCTGCTGTTGCCGCAAGGGGTTGATATGGCATCCCGCCAAGTTCACAACGGCATCTCGATGCGGATTGTGCGCCAGTACGACATCAACAACGACCGGATGCCTTGCCGGGTTGATGTGTTGTACGGGTACTCAACCATTCGCGCACCGATGGCTTGCCGGATCTGGGGCTAATCAAACCGCTCCCGCTTAACAGCGGGGGCAATCTAACCTTTCAGGAGCATTAAATTATGGCACTTCCTTCAGTTGGTGGTGGTTATCAGTACACCGATGGCAACCAAAGCGAACAGGTAATGGAAACTCAAGCAGCGCCGCAAACGGCAACTGCAACCGCAACGCTGTCTGTTGCTCAAGTCACTGGTGGGCTTTTGGTGTGCGATCCGTCTACCTCGGCGGCGTCGTACACGCTGCCTACGGCGACTTTGATTGACGCAACAATGACCAACATGAAAACGAATAGCTGTTTTCTGTTGAACGTGGTCAATTTGGGAACTTCAAGCGGTATCCTTACGTTTGTAGTTGGCACTGGCATTACTTCGGTCGGTAACCTTTTGGTTGCTATCACCGGCAGTGCGGCGGGTGTGGGCGGAGCGGCGCAGTTCTTGTTCCGCAAAACCGGCACCGCTGCATACTCAGTGTATCGGATAGCCTAAGCAACAACGCCCTGCGGGTGTAAAATCCGCAGGGCGGTTTTTGAGGATCAACAATGGTAATCTACCTGCGGCACCCAATCCATGGCAGCAAGGTCGCTATTGCAGAGGCTGAAGCGGAAGCCGACGAACAAAACGGGTGGAAACGCTACGATGCCGGCGCTCTGCTAACGCCTGTTGTATCGGTCAACGAACTAGCAAAACCTCGCGGGCGACCGCGTAAGGAGATGGCAGCATGACCACATCGGCGGGCGACCAGATCAACGGTGCTTTGCGTCTAATAGGCCAACTGGCTGAAGGTGAAACCCCGTCTGCGGCGACATCAAACGATGCCTTGACCGCGATGAACCAGATGCTGGACAGTTGGTCAACGGAACGGCTGTCGGTCTTCACAACGCAAGATCAGGTGTTCACCTGGCCGGCCAATATCGCAACTCGCTCACTGGGGCCAACAG